GACCAGACCTTTCATACCCATCCGGGGCGCACGACTGGCCGCTTCGTAGACCGCACGAATGCCGGCGGCATCTTTCATGCGATCGCTTTCTTTCATGCCAGCGGTGCAACGAAACCGGGGCATGACGTCTTTGATTTCCATTAAAGCCCCTTGCTGCTGATAATCTGACTGAATCGGCGCCGACCGCCGTTGAGTGAGCGCGAAATAATGCCGCGTAAATTCTGTAATTCCAGCAGTGTGACATCGGCATATTTAATGCGACGGCCGTTGCATGTCACATCACTAACGCGATCGCCGGCGGCAAACGCCAGAATGGCTGCATCAATCGCTACTAAATCTGTGCTGCTATAACTCATACGCCGCCTGCTACTCGTTTACGTTTTGGTTTATTGGTTGTTGTTTCGGGCCGCACTCCGCTAACCACCGCGTCCAATGACTGCGATATTGCTGGCAGATTGAGTCCGAAATATTGCTGCGCAAGACGCAGCATCGCGAGGTTGCCCGCCGTGCAATCCAGCACCTCGTTACGAGCCCCCGCGGTTTTAGTGACGTATTTGTAGGATTTGACGCCGTTTTTAACGACGAGCCGTTTCACCTCTGAAACGGCCTGTTCAAAATATTTTAGATGGCAAAAATCAGCGATCGGCCAGTGCATCATGCCCGGTACCGGCGCACCAGGTGCCGGCATCTGTCCGGTGTGCTCATCGGGCGACGGTATGACTGAATAGCGGCCGTAGATAATATCTTTTGCGGTATCCGTGCCGATCACGCAGGCATGGGTGCCGTGTTTGTTTTTCTTCACCTCATAACGCGCAACGGGCTGACCGTATTTCGTATCACCGCGACAAGCGATGCCGTAATGCTCCGGAAAGCGCTGCACAAACGCATGCACTGCATCGGTATGATGCCCGCCGGAGTCCATACCAAACCGACGCAGGCGCATATCAAAGCCGCCCGCATGCTGGTATTTAGCGTTTCGAATAAACTCTTGAAGCTGTTTCCAGATCTCGGGCAGATGCGGATTGCCGTAAATGATGACGTAGTCGATCACCCAAGACTCTTCTGCCAATCCGTGCGCCATAATCTGGCCCTCGAATCGATCGTCTTGGGTATCGAAAAATGCGGTCAAATACAAACCACCCATCGGCACCGGCGCGTCATATCGCTCACGCCTGGCGTAGAGCTGATCAGCTTCCAGTTTTTCGCCCGTCACATCTTCCCAAAGATCACCCAACACTAAGTTGACGAATGCTTTTAGTTTGAGCGGATCCCCTTTTGAATCGAACCATTCCCGCACCAGCCCCACCCAGCCATCGGTCAGCGTGAGGGAGTACAGTGCATTAATGTAAATACCAATCTTGCGGGGCGCAGATACATGAGCGCCGCCTTTGCTGTAAAAATCTAACCCGTTAATGGTCCAGATGCCGGTGTCGTCTGCGATCCAGCGCGCACCGGGCTCAATTTTCGCCAAATCAGCGTAATAGATACGGCCGCGGCCGGCAGGATGTTCTTTGACACAGTTGATGTTTTCACACTGGTACCAGACATCGGCGCTGGTAAAGTCTTCCTGACGTTTTGAACGGTCCCAACGCATACCGAACGACGCGCCTTTGCCGCCCCAGCGCAGCACCTGCTCATGTTTGCAATGCGGGCACGGTAGATAAAACCGCATAATGGCGTCAGACGAAGCCATTAGCTTTTGAATATGTGATAAACCGTCGATCGTGGGCGTGGTGCCAAACATCGACTTTGGAAACGCCGCACCGGATAACCGGGTTAACGCCAGCTTGATCGGGTCGCCTTCGCGGCCTACTTCAAGATCCCACGCATCTACCTCGTCACCCGCAACATACTGTTTTGTCATACGCCTGAAATTCTTTGGCGTTTTTGCGCCGCGGATATCCAGCGTAAATGTGGTGCCAACTTTCTTGCGAACCGTATTTTTTTCGTCGTTTCCGCTCCAGGAGGGAAACACAGCCTGCACCACCGGCATCTCTGCTATCGCGGCGTCTATCTCATCAATCGTGAAGTCTTTCGCGTCATCATCGGTAGGCTGGTAGATCAACCCGTTACGGCTTTTATGCTCCGATAGATACAACACTGCAGCGACCAGGCATTTCGTATAACCCACACGCGCCGATTTCTGAATATTTAACTGACGGATGGCGTCATTGCCCATCATGTTGAGAATTGCTACCTGCAGCGGCTGCGTCGTCCAGCGGCCAGAGATCTGACTAGACCCTTCCGGTAGATAAAAATGCTGGTCAGCCCACTCAACTGCGCTCTGTGGGGTTTTCCTCCTCAATACCGAAAGCCCCTTGCGGATCGCTTTCTGTATCTCCGTCAAGGTAATTTGATAGATCTGGCTGTACGGTCGCGAGGTCATTGGATATTGCTACCAGCTCTTTATGCAGAGCGGCATGCGCCTCGATGGGCATATCTGGCCACGCCTGTTTTAGCCTCGGTAGCACGCCCTCCATTCTCGAATTGATTGCCGTGGCTACGCCGATCACTGCATCAGTAATCAGGTAAATAGGGGCATAAAGTTTTTGTTTAATTTCGCGCGCATGCCGGACGTTCGCGATGCGTTCGCGTTTTTCGTCCAGTTCAAGTTGTAATTTTTCCAGCTTGAGTTCTGCCAGCAACGTATCGCCCTCCGTTTCCGGTTCGGGTGACCCTTCTTTCTGGGCGCGCAGGTAGTTGATATAGAACAGCCGGCAGTCATCTAAGTCATAGTCGCCGCGGCCGCGTGGTCTGGGCCATCCGGCCTGTTTCTGTAAGTTTCTTACATGCCGATCAGATAGATCAAGGTCCGCGGCCACATCTCTCTGTGTAGCCATAGAATTTACCGGAAACGGAAATGGATTTTTTCAAAAAAAAATTGCGCGTGAACGAACGCACGAGGTTCGAATTACCCCCTGAGCGTCTTTTTGCTCAGGAAGGACCCACGTTTTTTCTTGACTTCTTGATGTGCTTATCATTGGTTTCTGGTTGCCATTGCTTGTCTGAATGCTTTCTTAAAGTTGTTCTTATACTTCGTATTAAACGTGTGCTCTGCGATGTCATAGAATTTAAACTTGATCTCATAGTTAGCTGAATCAAACACATGTAGAAACGGTTTAACGCGACGGCCGTTGCGTATATAGATAGTGTCAATGAAACCTGATTCATCGTAGTGCGCGAAGAATGTTCGGTTGCCTACCTGCACCGTGTGCTGTGTGCTGTCCACTTGCTGAGAATGTAATGAGTTCAGCATGCGATTGATCTGACCCTGCGTTATATTGCCGGCTCTGTTTAGCCTGGCACCGGCACCGGGTCCGGTTACCTGTCCTGATCGTATGAAGCCGCGAGCCTGCAACGCCTTCTCATAGCGCTTCTGTCGGCGGTCCCCACCCTTTACCTGCGGCTGTAGATACTTAGCGGCCGGCGTTCCTTTCGGCACCCAGTCTTTAAACCACACCTTAGCATTCAGCTTCTTCTTAGTAGCAGGCGATATATATAAACCGTTGAGCGTGAAGTTCGTCGGGTTATCGAACACCCTCCCCATCTCTTTACGCTCAGCCGCCTTGATATCCTTAGCTGTCCAGGTTAGTGCAAGCGCGGTAGCAAACGGGATCTGCTTCCTGCCGATGTCATTCAGATCACTGGTGAACTGGTTGAGCTGGCTCTGTAATGCTGAGACGTTATACATTCAGCACCTCTCGTAATAGGTGGGCATCCATGCCCGATGAAATAGTAAAACATAGAGCGAGACGGCCGCACTGTGCGGCCGGCTGACTCTATCCTTCATGGCTAATTTAGTGCGTTAATGGGGCGCCTACCCAATCTACGGCCTACCATTGCACACCCACAACATCTGAGCGGCTGGCTATTACCCGTCGGCCTACGTCACAACAACGGGACAACAGCAGCAGGCATCCGCCCACCGCTATTAGTTAATTAAACTCCTATGGCGACGCCCGAGCCTGGCAAAGACCAGCATCAGACAACGCGTACAACTCCTCTTCAAAGCGAATCAACATTTCTTTGCGACGATACATAGCAACACACGCCTCAATCACTGAGTCTGTAGCGGTGTGCATCATCGCCAGGGCATTGATACTACGCGCCGCAGTCAACCCGACAGGGCCTTGAATACACAACGCCATCTTAGCCCGGAGGGCTGGCACATGATGATCCAGAACCACCAATGCAGAGGCGCGCTCCAGATCCTGCTGCACCTGCTGTCCATACGACACCATCATCGTTAACAGATCAGATCCCGACAAATGCCCAGGCGGATCATCCCGGCGCTGATGTAACCGCGGTGATCGATTAATAGGTGTAGCAATACCCACCGCATGTAGCGCAGACCATGCCGCCTCAAAACAGTGAAACTTACTGCGATCGTTCGCAGAAAATAGCCAACCCAACACCCCGATCCAATCATATTTCTTTGGCGGCATTGTCATCTCTAAAACCCATGTTGACAAATCACCAGGGAACTCAAGACAAAGATGCGCACGCTGAGATAAATCAATCGTAGACCGCGCGAAATTACCGCGGGTTTCGGATGCATCATACAACACACCGCAATATTCAATTGCAGCATGAGCGAACGGCGATCGTGTCACTAACGAGATAATAAAACCGATCAAACTGTTCGGATAAAACAGGTAGAGTTTATTTATTCTGTCGGACCGCATAACCCGCCACCCCGCAATAACTTTCAGACAACTCAACGCCATCTGCAGACAGATTCTCACCAAAAGCCAGCAGCAAATTACGCCGCACATTTGCATCAGCAGAGTTGCACCACACCTTCGTCACATCACCAAGATCATAACCATCCTGAATCGTTTCGAACGCCGCACAATAATCGACACCTACATCAAACCCAGTCTGAGCCTTTACTGGCACCGACAGAATGGCGCGAGCAACATCACGCTCATCAGCATTCGTTGACGTGCAATACGTCTGGCTCAAATCACCAAACGAGTAACCATCTTTCAATGCTGCGCCGTCATACTGGCAACCCGTTACCATCACCACAGCCATCGCAAAAGCGGCAAATAAAATCAGTTTCTTTTTCAAAGCGTTTCCTCCATAAGTTTTCTGCCGAAGCGCTCATAATTACGGACATATTCGGCCGGATGGCCCTTACCCGCGACAGTGTTATAAAAACGTTTCCAATAATCAGCCCGTGCCTCCAGCGTCACCGGAACAGCATCAGGAACCAACAGATAATGCAGGCGACAAAACACCATCGACGCCAGCGGCGACAGCTCAAGCTCGCGGTACTGGATCTTATTCAGATCAATCCCAAGCTCTGACAAAACCTTAGTTTTCTTCGCCTTCGACGTGCGCTGCACGATATCAACAAACGCGATCTTATCTATCTGACACAGACCCGTACCGGCACCATAAGCCGTGCGATCACGAACAGCACCCAGCCATGTTTCCTGACATGCAGTTTCAACCAACAGATTGACCGCAACCCCTGTACTGCCATGTCCCAGCACATCACAAACATCACGCGCCATACTCAGCGCTTGATGCGGGTTTGTAATTCCATATCCATGCATTAAGATCCACCTCCACGTAACGTTGTCCAGGCCTGCACAGCGCGCTGAATAGTATGAATACCACCCAGCGACATCATCACCGACACCCCTATTTTCTGTAGAACATCCATGCCCTGCATCTCTGCACCTGCATAAATCCCCACAGCACCGATCATGGCCATCACTGTTTCAGCGAATAACACCCGCCAAACCACCGGACCATTCATTTTAAATACGCGCGCAACATGACCCAGACCAACAATCACAACGCAACTCCACATCAGAGGGTCCGTCCAGAATGTCCATGCATCAGCGCCCGAAGTCAGCTGTCGTAGCTCCTCTGATGGCATTTACACTCCCCCAGAAACGAAAAAACCCCGCTAAAAAGCGAGGTTTTGAATTAATTTTATATATCCTAGAAACGACAAAGGCCGTTGACTTCTCCCCCAGCTAAAGCAAGGGGATTCTAAGAGCCATTACGGCTCAAAGACCAGGACGGCTTATGCCGCGACCTTTTCTTCTGCAAGACGGCGTAATCCCACCGCGAGAATGTTCTTGGCGGCATTGATATCTCTATCATGCGTAGCGCCACAATCGCTACAAGACCATTCTCTTATTCGCAAACCTGCTCTACCTTTCGGACTGTTAGCGGAAATAGATCCGCAACACGAACAGGTTTGGGTCGTGTACGATTCGTTGACTTCTTCAAAAACTATGTTTGCGTTAGCGCACTTATATTCCAACATTGTTTTTAATGTAGACCAGCCAGCATCTAAAACGGACTTTGCCATTTTAGTTTTCACTAAGCCTTTACTACTGACGTTACCAACGAAAATTGCCGCGTTCTCTTGTGCGAGCTTGCGGCTGTATTTATGCAAAGTATCAGACCTGCGGTTTTTTATCTTGGCGTGAATAGCTTTAGCACGCTGCTTGTTTTTAGCCCGTTGAGCAATACCAAGCTTTTGTTCAAGCTTACGATATTCACGACCTTTAATTTTGTGACCTGTACTATCGGTGGCTGTTTCTTTACAGCCTAGATCAATACCAACAGCATTCGTACCCGTACCTTGTTCGGTCTCAACTTCAACCACAACATTGAAGTACCAACGACCTCTTGAGTCCTCGTTGAACGAACCTGATCTGAACGTGTAACCTGACAAGCCATAGCTATCCCATACTTTGAAGAATTTCCCGTTGTATGAAACGGTACCATTCTTCCATTTAGCAGAGCCACTCTTGAAAGGAACCCATCCAAGCGAGCGTTTCACGCCTCTGGCTTTTCGCCAATTAAGTTTAGCTTTTTTGAATTGCTTTCTACGAGTGACGTATTCTTTGCCCACTTCTTGGATGGTATGGCTGTGCAACCCAAGTTCTTTACCTGCACCATTTGTATACTTTTGGAGGTCGAAGGCAGACATAAAAGTGCTTCGCTCTTTTATTGAGCGATGGCTGAGTTCATTAAGAAAATTCCACACAAAATTCACACTCTTAGCTTGTTGGCTAAGCGCAAACGCGTGGCTATCCCGAACGCGAACTTTTAAGGTCTTGGTAGTTTTCATAGTTTGATGTTAACATTGGTCTATGAAAGAAAACAAGCCTTATCGCACAGGTCGGCACTGTGTTTTCATGTTACATGCACACTTGGTCTTTATTACTAAGTACCGGCATGTTATTTTTAATGACGACCACTTAGTTACGCTAAAGAGACTACTTGAAGTAGTCTGCACTGAGTTTGAAGTTGAGTTGGTCGAGTTTAACGGGGAAGCTGATCATGTTCATCTTTTAGTAAATTATCCACCAAAGGTATGCTTGTCTAAGCTTGTGAACAGCCTCAAGGGTGTTTCAAGTAGGAAGCTAAAATTGCATCATCCAGAGCTAATAAAAACAGCCTATATGAAAAATGCTCTTTGGAGTCCTAGCTACTTCGCTGGCAGTGTAGGCGGTGCGCCTATTAGTTTCGTGCGCCAATATATAGAGCAACAAAATAGACCCCTTTAAACCGTTTCACGGTTTTTCGCTATTCTTCCCCGACCTAAAAGGACGGGGCTTGACGCGATTTCCGGTCAATAAGACCAGCCTTTACGGATTTGTTTCAACATACTCAAAAGACTAATAAAGTGTTGGAGCAGAGTCAACGCTTATTTTTATTTAACGCATCAACTATTTCTGAAAAACCATCAGACGTGACCCAAATATCATCACCAGAAAACCTCCCATACTTCTTTTCATTAAGGAGTTTTTTATAATCTGACAAAATTTCCTTAATATTTGCGGGGCCATAAAAAATCACACCTGGAACGAACAACACTAATGATAATATCATCGCCGGTAAACTGGTAAACCTCTGCATCTCAAACTTTTTATCTGAAAGGTAATACTCATACCGCTGCGCCCAGTGAATTTGGCGGTGCTCAAATAACTTATTATGCTGCCGCTTAGTTAGGTATACCCGCTTAGCGCCTAAGTCCTCCGGGTTTTTATAAACATACTTATACTTATCAGACATAATCACCTCTCCTCAGACAAAATTTCATTCGCATAACCCATAAGCTGATGCGCAAGACCTTCTATCATCAGCCGTGGCGATAATGTCGTACTGACGACCACCGTGAGCTGTTTTTGACCATTCAACAAACTGATGGATACCGTGGGTTTTATAGCTCACTACATCGTCAGATCTAACACCAGGAAGATCGACACTAGCCTTAAATGTTGCGCAACTACGCTTACTAGCAGCACTAACAATTTTTTCCCATTCAGCAACCCTAGCGATCTCTTCAGGGAATCTCAAACCGATCTGTTTCAACTCTGCTTTGTTCACATTAATACACGGCATGCAGCCAACACGCCCCATTCCTTGTTCATAAAGCGGGTTCCACTTCGCGCCATGTTTTCGGTGAAACTCAAATACTTCAGTAGCAGTCCATGTAAGAATAGGACGATAATTAATAACGCCGTTATCTGCCTCGTCTGACTCAGGCAAATCCCTGCGCGCTAATGACTCATCAGCCCTAACACCTTGCCATGAAACAATATCCTGAGTATCAGGATTGTCTAATAGCGGGTTAAAAACCTGATCAATGATTGGGAAAACTTTTAATTCTGTTGTGCAAAATCTAGCGCGAGTAGATGGGAAGCGGCCTTTCCATAAGCACAGATCAAGAAACGGGTTCCCGGTGGCATAAAGCACAGATAAAGCGCGCTCTATAATCTCTTCGCTAACGCCATCTTTACGCCATTTAGTATTAACTACGTGGCGCTTATGTTCGATACAGGCTGAAAAATCAGGCCTAATACGCTCAATAGTTACCCCAGTGAAGTCCTGTAGGTAATCAAGGTATTCATACGTCTGGGCATGTTCGTGACCTGTATCAGCGAATACTGCGCGAATGTTTTCTGCTTTACGATCGAGAGCCAGCAATAAAGTTGCTGTTGAATCTTTACCGCCAGAGACGGAAATAATATTATGAGTTTTCATTATTCATAACTTCCCGCCAGTTCTTTGTCCAGCCGCTTGCGCTCTTCGTGGTCCCGCACACCCTGTCGGTGCCGCTCTTTTTCGCGCTGCTGATCGGTGGTGAAAACTTCTTTTCGCGGGTGTTCAGGGTTTCTTAATCTGAATTGCTGATCGGGTCTAATCATTACATGGCGCCCCCATTGAAAAGTCTACTATCTCGGCATCTGAATACTGCACAAAATTAACAAACCCATCGGGCTCGCGACTTTTATACTCATTACCAACGTCACCCAAAAAAGGCACGGTCTGGCCAATTAGTGATGCATACCAGCGCATTCCGTCCGTGCATCCGGTGATGCGCAACCTCTGCACCAATTTCTGCAGTGGCGGGCAATCAGCACAGCCCACCGACGCCTTAAACGCCCGATCGGCCAGCAGGGTGCGGTTTTCTTCTCGCACATTAGCCAGCTGCTGAACAACTTCGTCATGCAGATCAGAGCGCACGTATTCCTGCACGTCCTCATTTTTGATAGATGGCATAGGTTTTGGCGTATCGCACCACACCACAGAGTCCCCGGCATTGATCAGATAAATTCTAGGCAATGTTTTCATCGATCCAGCTCCTGTGCTGCTGGGGTGATTTTCTTGCGGCCACATAATAAGCAAACTAACCGTGGGTCGTCGTTTTTTAGCATAATTTCACCTTTTAGCAATAACTCAGGTGGCTTCGGAACCTCTGAAATCCCGTCATGCAATAAATGGCTCTTTTCCAGCCCTCCTAGTGCAGGTTTAATAAAATCTTTTTTCATCGATCCAGCTCCTGCTCTACGGCGGTGAGCGCCTTGCGGCCCATTTTGCATAGCATTTTCAGGCGGCTTTTCTGTGCCTGGTTACCGCGAATACGCGGAATCAAATCTTTCACGGTAGCCAACACATGCATCGCGCGGCCATTAGAGATAGAGCATTGCAGCGATGATTCTGCGTCTAAAATACTGGTATTTAATAGCGCTTTAGACATGGCTAATACCCTCCAGCGTCCAGGGCTGACGCAACAACAACAGAGAACGCGTACCGTTCATCGCCTCCCCGATTACCTGCCGGTAGGATGCATTAACACCCGAGCTATCGGCCGCACAAACGCGAATTGTTTTTATACCCATCGCCGTTCGCAGTAATGATACATACGACTCAGAAACACCTAAATCAGCAGCCATTTTCTTCACACTCAACACCCCATTATTTTTCCGGATATAGGCGCGAGCAACCTGTGGGTTAATTTTAGCGTTCATAATTGTTTCCTCGATCTTCTACAAACCGTTGATTTTCATTTGATAACCAACCAACGGTGATAGGGAAGCGACCGCGGCCAGATTCGTCATACTGATAAAACTTCTGACCAGGTTCACCACTCTCATCAACACCTACACCCCAGCGACCAAAACTATGCTCAATACGCTCAAAATCAGGCAGATCATCAGCGCCAAACTCTTTCTCAACTTGTGCTAAAAATTCAGCATCACTCACCGCACCCTTTACGGCCTGAAATGGCACTTGCTCATCCCAGAACAAAATAATTAATTCACCATGCAGATACTTAGCCATGATTACTCTCCTTTATCAGATAGACCGCTGGCTGTCAGAAGAACCGCCGCGGGATTTAGCACCAATTTGATAATATTGCGCACCGCAGAACACTCTAATTTTCCAGCTTCTGCTAGCGAATAGATGTCATTTAAAGCACGCGTTAGCGCCTCAACCTCATCCTCAAGCCGCATTGTTTTTTTATACAAATTTCCTGTTTGCTTTGGTGATAATTTCATACTCATCTGTACGGTCATTACTTACCCCTCGTTGACAGTTTTTAACGCCATAGCGGTAGCGTTTTATGGCAGGATTATCCCGCCCGTTGATGTTCTACATTCATTTGATTAACCAGCACCTCGACCTCGGTCAACCCATCACGGGCCAATGCCCATACATGATCAATCATGTCCTCATACCCATCGGCCCACGTTTTTGAAAAGCTGCTGCGGTCGATCCCCATGCGAATCGCAACCTGATTATGTGACAGATTACGGTCACCATCGGCACAGGCCCGAAACCGCAGATCAGCGGCGGCACTGTTCACCATGATCAACACCTTGGTTGTCTGCACGCAGCGCTTAGTAAACTGGTCACCATTGCGCTGCTGATACCGGGTATATAGCATCTGACAAATACGTTCTTTAACCGCGATACTCTCCGGGCCATAACACCAGTTCCCGGCATCGCGCGCGGGTTTTTTAAGACCGTCTATTTTGCGGTTTATTTTCGATAAAGAAGCATCATACGTCTCTGAAAAACTACCCGGCTTAGTACTGGTAATCTTTGGGGTGAACGGATCCTGCACGCCGTCTTTCGTCATTAGCGCGTCATGCCAGGCATTAATTGAGGTATTAAACAGAGACAATATCGTTACTCCTGATTTTCTATGACAGAATCAATCACAACTTTTTCTGACACATGACTAATCGACCAACCCGCCAGGCACGACAGATCAGCAACTCCCTGCACCCACGTAGCCGGCGCTTTCTCATAACCACCAAAGCCCGCAACAACCAGGCTCCAGATGTGCTCGATCAGGTTCGATAAAATGATCGAGTCAACATTCAGCGAATGCATAGCCAGCTCATTACTCTCCTCGCTGCCGCCGGCACGCCCCCGGTCGATTTCATCTTTCACAAAATCAGACGGCTTAATAGCAAACAAATTAAGTTCGGCGTTAATTTCAAGCACAGCGCCCTCGTCCCCATTCTCCCAATATTTAACCTGTAGGCTGTGGCAGCGATAACCGCCATCCAGATACGACTGATTAACCTCAGATGACGGATCCTCACCGCTGATTTTAATCACACCGCCCTCATCGTTATCCATCGTGGCTTTACAGCCGACAGTAAACCCCTGATAACAGTCTGCAGAAGCATCAGGGGCGATAACCGGCAGCGCCGCAGGGTCTTTTAACCAGTGCGTCATTCTCAACACCGGCGAATGCTGCATACTAGGGCGCTGGATAGGCAGAGAGCCCAGCGCCGAACGCAGGCAACTAACAACAAACTCCGCATGTTTATCTGATTTAGCATCCACGACCAACAAACCCGCTGCCGGATGGATATACAGCATCGTGGTTTTTATTTCCGGAAAGGTGTGAGGCAGCAGCTCAAGTGTTAATTCGTCTTTCAGTACCTGACGCTCTTTTTTCCCCACTTTACGAGCATGACCTTTCTCGATGCCTTCAATTTGATCTGCCAACCGTTTAACCAACTCAGCAGGCTTAACATTACGGCGGGCCTCTTTTATCTTGATCAATAGCCGCCCCATAACCGGATACACCAGCGGGCGTTCGTCTAAACCTTCTGGCAGGGGCGATACAAACCCAGCAGTATGGGTTTGTGTTGCGCCTATCTCCTTATACTGGTGCTCGGCCAGCGCTTCACATATCTGCTGGATACTCAGTTCCAGCGGCTTTAAAAAAATGAAAATAGAAACATCTTTAAACATAACACTCTCCATGGCGGTGGTTTTCAGGGGTGGGGCCGCGGCCCCAAGGTGATGATTTACCCTAGTAAATAGATTTCGGCACGGGCGTTCTGAGCAACCGATTGATATGACTTTTAGAAATAGCGATAACAGAGGCTTCACGGATAACTGCGCGGACTATGTTTTTAAACGCCGCATTACCTTCATCTGACAACGCAGCAGCCTCAGATGGATACACCTCATCCTCGCTGCGCGATACTTCAAGAGGGATTCTATTAACTTGCAAATCATACTGGGCACACACCACTGGCAGATCGCTACTAAAATCAGCCGTGTAATTTATAGTGCGTACCGTTGCCTCAAACGCCTCCACGGTAAACGGATTGCCAAGGCCGGGAACGCTCGGGATATTTGCAAATATCCACACAACAGCACCTAATTCATACCGTGGTGACGGCACTTTAAATCCGAGAAGATCAGTCAATGTAGTCAAAATAGATGCTCCTTTAAAAAAAGTGGGGCCGCGGCCCCAAGGGAAACTTTATTCGGGACCGGGTGCGCCGCTTTCGAAGTCGCTCATCATGATGGCCATCACCTGCCGTGCGGGCATAATGCCTGTGCCCTGCTGGATGTTGATCAGTTCACGCATACTCGCCTCTAATAAATCGGCGATCTGGTCAGCATAGAGCTGCACAGATTCCAGCGAGTCCTCCGGGCTTAAATATCCATCCTGCGCGGGGCTGCTATCACGCATCACCTCCGAAAACTCACGAATAAGATCAGGCAACAATGATGCAGAAGGCATGCGGTACGACGTATACGCTGGCATCGGCACATATAAGCTGCCAGTGAGAGCTTGTAATTCTTTTTTACAGGGGATTTTATGGCTATCAGGCAGGCAATTTACCCATACCCATTTCCAGCGCAGCGGGAAATTAGTTTTACCGGTAAACACATTGATAATATTGCGGCGATTATTTCCGGACCATTTTTCAAAAGCATCAACATCAGTCGGCTCAGGATCAATAAATCCAGCACGCGCCATTTCAGACAGCAACCGATCATTGATAAAGCGGTTCTGCGTCCAGGTGGTTTCGGCAAAAAGCCGGCGGGTATGCCTCAGAATTATTTCATCTTCCGCGTATTTTTTATTCATAATTCATCATCCCAACTATCCTTGCTGGATTCCTTTTACGAAACTCATTTTCCCATATGGGAAACTCAAAATCAATGCTTTTCCCCAATTTGTAATTGATTATAAGTGAATAAACAACGAGAATTTATCTCATGCATATCGGACCTATAATCAGACGAATCAGACACGCAAAAGAATTGACCCTCCAGAAGGTTAAGGCACTCACGCGTGGCGAAATCAGCCCCAGCTATCTATCGAGAATAGAACGAGAAGAGCTGAACCCATCGTTCGATAACATGGTTTTACTCGCGAACGTGCTCGGATTTTCGCTCGATGATGTTATCTCTGAAATGCAGGGGAAGGGGCTGACAAAACTTCACAACGTGTCATCTCGTTACGTGCCGGTGATTAGCTGGGTACAGGCAGGGAGCTGGGAGGAGTCACCGTATCTAGTTGACCCGCTTGAATGTGAAGAATGGATTGAAGCGCCCAAAAAGTGTGGTGAAAATTCATTTGCGCTTAAAGTAGTCGGCGACAGCATGACCAATATGTCTGGCCCGTCATTCCCTGACGGTAGCCTGATTATTATCGACCCCGATAAAGAGGCGGCATCTAAATCATTGGTGATTGCATGCATGGATGATACGAACGAAGCGACGTTCAAACAGCTCATTATCGACCAGCCTTATTCTTTCTTAAAACCCCTGAATCCACAATATCCAGTGCTACGAATCGACACTAATATCCGCATTGTTGGCACCGTCATTGACATCAGTTACAAGCACATAATCTAGTATTTCCTTTCTGCACTTTGCATCGCCTTCATGTTTCCCAAATGGGAAATTTTAGCGTACTATCAAGCCTGGTTCGCGAGCATATTGTCGGCTCGCCTGGTCATATATAGACGCACCTATTTGAAACACTGTAGTATCGAGGTTTTAACCGCTAATTTTTGGCTATTTTGCAGATGTTAGAGAGGATTTAACCATGTGACTTTCAGATAGACGAAAAAAAACCAATGCGGAAACATTGGTTTCTTTAAATGATTAGGCCAGAGATCAGCACACAAATCACCACAAAGTGAAATAAGTGTACTGATCTCTGCGGCATCGTGCAAACGTTTTTAAACGCTTGACGGTATTTTTGCAGTAGAGGATTCAACAGTGCACGACGCGCAAAGCAATATTAAAAACGCTAAATTTAACGCCTGGTACGAAGAGCGCTTTCGCTCAGACCCTGCCAGCGCCCTGGATTATTTCTCTTCAGATATTGACGCTCTGGCCAGCGACTTCGGTATCGACTTCTCTAAAACACTGGCCAACATCAATCTCAGCACGATAGAGCAAAAACTCACACGCGTTGCCGATCTCACGTTTACCGATATGGCTTTTAAAGGTAAATCGGGCCTGTGGGCACGTATCGACCAAACGCCCGACGGTATTCAGTACCCGTTCATTACCCTCAACACCTTTCGCAATGGTAGCCATCAAGAGCATTTCAACGGCATCACCGCGCTCTGGGATCTGTATCGCCGCGAGTGCGATGTACACGTCAGCACCGCAGAGAAAACCAAACGTCAAACCGAATTAGAAACCAAAGCTGCCCAGCGCGAAGCCCGCATTATTCAGCTGCGCAAAAAACAAGAAGCCGAGGCGCTGGCTAAATCCAGCAGCGTGCAACGCGATATGGACCTATGGGAAACACTCACACCGGCCCAGGCATCACATGCCTATCTGCAGCGCAAAGGAATCGCGGATGTATTGGCGCTGGCTGACATCCGCCAGGGTAGTGATAAATTCGGCCATTTTCTGGCAATTTTACTCCACGATATCTCAGCACAGCCGCGCGGCCTGCAGCGTATTTACGAAACACAGATCCAAACCAGCCCGGGCGCAGCGCCGACCGACAAAACATTTACCTGGGGCATGGACATGAAAGGCGCCCATTTAATATTGGGTGACCTGCAGGCAGCGATCGATAACGGCACCCCGCACGGTTATGCCGAAGGGTTCGCCACCGGTGCTTCATGGATCATGGCCACACAGATGCCGACGGTGATCGCACTCAACAGCGGCAACCTAAAAACAGTGGTCGGTGAATACCAGGCGTGGCATCCGGAGGCGCCTAAAATCATCGCGGTTGATAATGACCAGTGGAAATGCAGCGAGGGAAAGGGCAACGCCGGCATGCTCGTAGCGCTGGAACTGATTAAACGCTGGCCGTCGATTAAAGCCTGCTACCCGAATTTTTCAGACATACAGATGCCGCTGGATACACTCCCCACGGATTGGAACGACGTGCATCTGAATCACATGCACGGCCTGTCTGGCATTGTGCAGATGGTTAAACAGAAAAAGAACCGCTTAAAAGCTGAAGCGAAGCCGTGGCTCTATGCTGTACAGCGGATTGGCTACATCAACGAGATGGGCATTCTAAAAGCGGCTAAAAGTGCAATCTCAGCGGGTATGGTGCTCGCACCGCTGCAGCTGACTACTGCAAATGTATTTGATAGTGTGTTGGCGGCGATCGCGGACGGTATTGATATGACACCGCATCGAAAAGAGCTGGCCGATTTTGCCCGCTGGTTAGTCAGCAAGAAATTAAAAGACGCGAAAAAACTGCGCGGCTTCACAGCAGAGAAGCTGGACCAGAAACACATCAATTACATTAAAGTGAAAGGGGTTAAAAAAGGCCCCGGCATTGTACTGCTACCCAACAAAGTATTGAGACTGGTTAAAACCATGAAAGGGCCAGTGATTGTGCGCGCCCCGATGGCCTCCGGTAAAACCCAGCGATTAATAAAACCGTTATTACAGAACGCCCACCGCGCCGCTTATATTGCTCACCGTGTCAGCCTGGTCGGGAACGCCTGCAACATGCTAGCGGATCCGGAGAAACACCTGCACGTTGATAACTATCAGAATCTGACCAAATTAATGATGCCCTACGTCACGCACATGGGCACCTGCATTAACTCGGCTAACTATCCAAAATTTGGTCCGTTTATGGAAAACGTCACTGATCTGTTTATTGATGAAGCCAAACAGACGCTGGCACACATCACGGCCGGCACGATCGATAACCCGGTACCGGTGTTTGAGTTTCTCGGCAAAGTTATGAACAGCGCCCACCGCACCCTATTATGTGATGCCGATGCTAACGATTCATTGATTGAGTTTTGTGAGCTGGCGTGCCCAGGGCAGGTGATCCACGTTATTGAGATGGATACTGACTGCACCGATTTTGAGGTCAATTACAGCACCTCCGACATG